AACTGTATATGGTAAAGATATAAAACTCAACAATCAAGAGTTAGCTAATCATATTGTTAATTGGAGTAAACAAGATCAAGGTGTAAAGAAAACAAATGTTAATGGTTGGCACTCAACGACAGAGATGCATTTAAGACCTGAGTATCAACAACTAGTTCAAGAATTATATAAAATGCAAGAAGAGATATATCAGGAAGAGTGGTTAGATAGACAACCAAAGTTAGGTAATATGTGGGCTAACATAAATTATCCTGGTGGATATAATAGACCACACGTGCATCCTAATTGTTTATTTAGTGGTGTGTATTATGTAAAAGGTAATAAAGAATCAGGAACTCTTGCGATCAATGATCCAAGACCAGGTATTCAAACAATGATGCCTGCAAGAAAACCAGGACAACCACCAAAGCATTTATGGAGAGAAGCACATTTAGAACCTATACCAGGTAGACTAATTATGTTTCCTGCATGGTTATGGCACTGCGTTGAACCCAATAAATCAAATGATATAAGAATATCAGTAAGTTTTAATTTTATACAAGATGGCTTTTAATAAATATCAAGTGATCAAAGGTGCACTTAGCTACGAGCTAGCTAATTTTATCTTTAACTATTTTCTACTCAAACGTGATGCAGTAGATTTTATGTACAAGAATAATATTACGTACGATACAGGAATGCTTGGTACATGGACAGATCAACAAGTTCCTAATACATATTCTCATTATGCAGACCATGTAATGGAAACATTATTAGTTAAGATGCTACCAGTTATGGCCAAAGAAACTGGCCTTGATTTAGTTCCAACTTATTCATATGCAAGACTCTATAAGAATGGAGATATATTAAGACGTCATAAAGATAGACCAAGTTGTGAGATATCTACCACATTAAATTTAGGTGGTGATCCTTGGCCCATCTTTATTGATGGCACAGGTGCAGATACTGTCATTGATGAATACAAAAATATCCATAAACCCAACGCTCCAGAAGGCACTAAAGTCTTACTTGATGTAGGCGATATGTTAGTATATAGTGGCTGTGAACTAGAGCATTGGCGAGAGCCATTTGAAGGACAGGTTTGTGGTCAAGTATTTTTACATTATAACCACAGAAATGGTCCTTTTGCTGACAAAAATAAGTTCGATAAACGACCATTATTAGGTGTTCCACCAATAAGGAATATGTAATACAATGAGGTTATATGCTACAAAAAATAGGTTTTCAACCGGGGTTCAATAAACAAATTACAGAAACCACAGCCGAAGGACAATGGGTTGATGGTGATAACGTACGTTTTAGATATGGTACACCTGAAAAGATAGGTGGCTGGTCACAGTTAGGTGAGAATAAACTAACCGGTGCAGCAAGAGCAATGAAACATATTGTTAATAAATCAGGTACAAAGTTTTCACTTATTGGAACTAATAGAATTTTATATGTATATACTGGTGGTGTATTTTATGACATTCATCCAATTAAATCGACAAATACTTTAACAAATGCTTTTACTACAGTCAATGGATCAGCATCTGTTACAATAACTTTTTCATCTCCTCATGGTATTTTAGAAAATGATATCGTATTACTAGATAACTTTACAACAATTACCGGTTCTAATTTTTCAGCAAGTGATTTTGATGATAAAAAATTTATGGTAACTAGTGTCCCAACAGATACTACAATTACTATCACAATGCCTTCAAATGAAACAGGTGCCGGAGCAACTTTATCTGGAGGTATCAGAGTTCAACATTATTATACAGTTGGTCCAGCAGAACAATTACCTGGTTTTGGTTGGGGACTAGGACAATATGGTGGTACTGTATCAGGTGAAGCAACAACTACTTTAGTAGGTTCTATTAATGCAGTTCAAACAACTGGAATTCAATTAACGGATGCATCACAGTTTCCGGATTCAGGGACCAATTATGTACAAATTAATAATGAAGAAATATCTTATACAGGTATTTCAGGAAGTGAATTAACTGGTGTTACAAGAGGAGTTAGAAATACTACACCTGCAATTCATACTACAGGAGATACTATTACTAATTCATCTGATTACATTGCTTGGGGTGAAGCGGCATCAGGAGACTTTGTAGTAGATCCAGGAGAATGGTCTATTGATAACTTTGGTTCAAAAGCTATTTGTTTAATTCATGATAGTGCATGTTTTGAATGGGATTCAGAAGCAACTAATGCTGTAACAATAAGAGCTACAATTATTAGTGGTGCACCAACAGCATCAAGAGATATGTTAGTTTCAACTCCTGATAGACACTTAGTATTTTTTGGAACAGAAACAACATTTGGAGATCCAACTACACAAGACTTAATGTTTATAAGATTTTCAGATCAAGAAGATATTAATACTTATCAACCAACATCGGTTAATACTTCGGGTTTTCAAAGACTATCTGATGGATCAAGAATTGTAGGAGCTGTTAGAGGTAGAGATGCAATCTATGTTTGGTCAGATACTTCTTTATTTACTATGCGTTTTATTGGTGCTCCATTTACTTTTGGTTTTACACAGGTTGGTACTAACTGTGGACTGATAGGTGAAAGTGCAGCATTAGAAGTAGACGGTACTGCTTATTGGATGTCAGAAAATGGTTTCTTTAAATACTCTGGTAATCTTGAATCTATGATTTGTTTAGTTGAAGACTATGTATTTAACGATTTAAATACCACTGCATCACAATTAATTAATGTTGGACTTAATAATTTGTTTGGAGAAATAACTTGGTTCTATTGTACAGAAGGATCTACTATTATTAATAGATGTGTTACTTATAATTATTTTGATTCTACTCCACAAAGACCTATTTGGACAACAGGAAGTTTAGCTAGAACTACTTGGGTAGACTCTGCTGTATTTGGTCTTCCACATGCAACTAAATACGATCCATCAGATAACGCATCATTTGATGTAGTAGGTAATACTGATGGTAGCACCCTTTATTTTGAACATGAAAAAGGAACGGATGAAGCATTATCTTCAGGAGTAAATACAGTGACTTCTAGTATTGAATCAGGAGACTTTGATATATCTGCAAGAAGAGGTATTACAGGTCAGACTACAGGAATGCCTGATCTAAGAGGTGATGGTGAATATATTATGAAAGTTAGAAGATTTATTCCTGACTTTTTATCACAAACAGGTAATACTCAAATTACCTTACAATTACGTAATTATCCAAACGATAGTTATGCAAGTTCGTCGTTGGGACCCTTTACAATTAGTTCATCTACTGATAAAGTAGATACACGTGCTAGAGGTAGAGCTATGTCACTCAAGATCGCTAATACAGGCGTATCTCAAAGCTGGAAACTTGGCACGTTTAGATTAGATATACAACCGGACGGTAGAAGATAATGGCAACTTTATATGATTTAGCAAGACAATATTTGGCTCAACCATTACCAGATATTTCTGGTATATTTCAACCTGTAACTGATACACCAGTTGAAGAAACTCCGGTTGAAGAAACTGTACCAGGAATCACTCCACAATTATTACAATCAACGGGAGGTGGAGATGGATATAGTGTCTATAATCCTGATCCAAATATGACAAGAACTTCTAGAAATTATGTAAATCCTTTTCCATATGATCCAATGGATGATTTTGGAACCTCTGATTATGGTTATCCAGGATCTCCTAAAACAGGAATCATGGGTTTATATGATAAATATCAAAACTTACCTACAGGATCTAAAATAGGTTTAGGAGCTATGAGTGCATTATCTGGTGGAGCAATTTTACCTTTAGCAGGTGGGGTTGTTGGAATAGGAAAACTACTTAGCGGAATGCTTCCCCCTAGTAAAGCAGGTATTTTTCAAAACGAATTATTAGGTAGTGGTTTTATGTTAGATAACACAGGTAGAATTGTATCAAATAATTACAATACACCACAAGGAATTATGGCGGGATATAATCCTGTATCAGGAGGTGGTTTATATACATTATCAGGTGGTCAAAAAGGTGAACCTCCAACTTATGGATTAGATAAGTCTTTTGATAAGAGAAGAGAAACAGTTGCTAAAGCATTAGAAAAAATGGGAATGAGTAAGGAAGACATAGAAGCAGCTATCGCTGGAGAATATGAAGGTGATGCACCAATAAATCCAATTACGGGTATGCCAACTAAATTAGTTGATAGATTACGTTTATTTAATGAGTCTCAAAATTTATTAAATAAAAAATTAAGCGCGGCAGAGATAATTTATAATAGAAAAGTAAAAGAGAGACTAGAGAAAAACAAAGATAAAACTGATGAAATAAAAAAAGATCAATATAAAATAGATGCTTTTAAAAAAATGACAACCAATAATGCAGGTGGAGGAAAAGATTTAGGCGGAATTAAAACAACTAGCGGAAGTAAAACACCTGATTACAGTAATGTAACAACTGCAAAAGGACCACCAAGTGAAATAGGAGGCGGAAGTAAACCTAACCCAGGTAGTTCTAATCCTAAAAAATCTGGTGGATCTAAAAGCTCTAAAAGTTCTTCTAAAAATAGTTCTCAAAAAGGTGGAGGATTTAATAGTTTAGGTTTTAGTGATATAAGATTAAAAGAAAATGTAGAATTAATTGGTAAGTCACCGTCTAATATAAATATTTATAAATTTAATTATAAAAATAATCCAACCACTTATCAAGGTGCAATGGCTCATGAAGTTCCTTGGGCATCTGTTAAACATTCTAATGGTTATATGATGGTAGACTATAATCTAATAGATATAGAGTTTAAAAAATACAATGCCTAAAAAAAACATAGCACTAGATACAACAGGCAGAAGAATATAATGGCAAAGATAGTTCAAGTATTAACAAGACCTAGTAAACAGTATGAACAGAAAAATGCAGATGCATTAATTAGAGATTTAGATAGTTTAATTCAAAAATTAAATTCTACATTTCAACAAGATTTTAGAGAAGAGCTAGAAAGAAAAGAATTATTTATGAATAGATATGGAGGATAATGTCTTGTAATAATGTCAATACAGAACCTAGTAATGTAATCATTACACCTGGTGGAACAGGTACAGATGCTTTTGGAAGACAAAGAGTATCTAATCCTCTTACTATATTTGATTCTAAAAATACTATGTCA